AAGGAGTGTAGCAATGAAGCTACATCTGCAACGCTTGAGGAGTTTGTTGACATCGAGAATAGGTTTCAACATCATTACGATTTTAATCGTGATGGTGAGTGTCTGGATAGTTTTCCAGACCCCGAAACTGATATCTCTGCAACAGACTTCCTCTCCCCCAAAGGTGGTATCTTCACACCACCAGAAGGGGAGCCTGAACATGCGAGCTTTAGATCTCGCCGCGAGATGCTGCATACTTTTCAAAAAGTGTGTGACAGATTCTCGGCGGATTTGGGCCCGATCAAGTTCGGAGAGATAAGGCCAAGACACGGAACCGGCGCTGTGGCCGATCAGGCTTTTGGAAATGACAAGTATCATTTCCCTACCTGGCCGGACAAGCTATCAAATATTTTCCCAGCTGACCAATTTGCTTTCGCAAACTGGAATACTGTGGAAGATATTGGACTCGAGAATATCGAGGTCCCAGCCAAGTTAATGGCTGTGCCAAAGACCCTAAAAGGTCCAAGGCTGATAGCTGCTGAACCGGTTTGCAACCAGTATATCCAGCAAGGTCTACTCCGAGAGCTGCGTAAGAAACAGCCCCGGTGGTCAAAGAAGTCTATAAACTTCATTGATCAAAGACCGAGCCAGGAGCTAGCCCGTGAGGGCTCTGTTACAGGTGAGTATGCCACCGTTGATTTGAAATCAGCGAGTGACTATCTCTCCTGTGCTCTGGTTGCCCGAGTCCTGAGACGAAACCCTGATCTATGGCACGCACTTCTTGCGTGTAGATCAGAATTCGTCGTTCTTCCTGGGGGAAGTCTGCTGAGAATGCAGAAATTCTCCCATCAGGGCTCGGCTGTTACCTTTCCTATACAGTCCTTTTGCTACTATCTCATTGCTCTCGCAGTGGGACATGTAGTAGAAGGGAGGAGAATAAGCCGAAAGAGCTTAACCTCCTTATCAGGAAAGATCCGTGTCTTTGGGGACGATATTATTGTCCCGACGACTTGGGTGGAAGACCTCAGCGTCCTACTTGACCTATGTGGTCTCGTAGTCAACTGGAAGAAGACCCATTATAACGGGCACTTCCGGGAGAGCTGCGGTGGCGATTTCTATAAGGGTCACAAAGTGAACCCTATATACGTCACCTACTTTAGCAGCGCTGAGTGGGAAAAAGACCCAGGTATGGTCTCCAGC